CTGATCAGGAAGCGCGCCGGCGGGTGTCCGCTGGATGAGAAAGAGCAGAAAACAGTGGCCGAATTCGAGGCCACAAATGAATACCGCATGCTGCGGGACTATTACACTGGGATAGAGGAACAGGCCGCGGAGACCGGAGACCGGAAACAGGAGACAGCCATATGAAAATTTACATCGCAACATCATGGAAAAATGAAGAATGCGCGCTCGTTATGGCGCAGCTGCTCAGGCAGGACGGCCACGAGGTAGATTGTTTCTGTGACACATCAACAGGACGGTATTGCTTCCGGTGGGCCGATCATTTCAACAAAATCGAGGATGCCAACGTCTTTTCGTTTCTGGCTTTGCCGGAGGCAAAGCGTGCCTTTGAGGAAGACAAAAAATGGATCGACTGGTGCGATGCCGTCGTGATGATCTATCCCTGCGGAAACAGCGCTCACCTGGAGGGCGGCTATGCGAAGGGATTGGGAAAAATGTTTTTTATCATCGGCAATTTCCCGCCCGGATACTTTGAAAATATGTACGGTTTCGCCGATGAGATCTACGATGACGACAAGGGTCTAAATCAATTGCGGGAAAGATTGTACGTAGAATCAGCAATGCTGACAGACAAAGGAGGGCAATAGAATGGACGCTAAATCGGACAAGTTTTTTATCACGGAAATCCTCAATGACCTTCACCGGAATGGGTTTGTTGAGGGTGGGAAGGCCAGCGATATGCTGCGAGACTGGGCGTCAGAACTTAGGACTGAGGCTCGTGCAACTTTGCCAGCATCGCGGCTCAGGAAAGAATTCAATAAGGAAGTCGGAGCATATAATTGGTGATTTGAAAAAGGAGGGCAATAGATGAAACCGGTATTCGTAATGACAAACAATGTAAGGGCTTACGTACAGACGATGGAAATTGTTCGCAAGCGCATGGGGAGCGATTCGTTAGCCATGATCTGCGGCCGCGCCGGTCGCGGCAAAACCCGCACATCCATCTGGTACGCGACACAGAACGACTGCATCTACATTCCCACGCTGCGAGACTGGAGCGTGCTATGGATGTATCAGGATGTCCTGAAAGCGATGGGCGTCCACCCGGATGATCAGCCGCGCCGGCGGAAACAGGCATTTGAAATGATCCTGAAGATCCTGGAGGAACGCCCCCGCATCGTCATCATGGACGAGGCCGATCTATTAGGGCCGCGGCTACTCGAATCCGTCCGCGATCTATGCAAGATGACGCGAGTCCCCTGGGTCCTCGTCGGCGAGGAGGGGCTGCCCATCCTTATGAACCGGGATCGGCGTGTATGGTCCCGCAGGTGCGCCACAATGGAATTCGCGCCCATGAACGCGGCAGACATTATCGTGTACGCGCGCGAGGCAACGGGTCTGCTCATGGAAGAGACCACAGCCGACATGATCCAGTGAAAGAGGTCACATTCGACATCGCCGAAAAAGCGATCAAGAAGGTGATCCCCGAGGCGATTAAGAAATGATACCCGTAGATCAAACAAAATTACATGATCCGCCCAGGCAAAATGGCAATTGTGTGCCTGCGGTATTGGCCAGTTTGCTGGAAATGGACATATCTGACGTCCCCGAATTTGAAGAAATGGACGAAAGCCAATATTTTTGGTCCATGATAAATTGGCTGCGTGAGACAGGGTATCATCTAGTGCAGTGGGACAAAGAGGTACATGTCCCGGGCTATCATATCGCACACGGTCCCGGACCGCGAGGAGTAGACCACGTAGTCATATATTACGGGACAGAGATGGTGCATGACCCACACCCATCACGAGCCGGGCTGGTCACTGTATCGGGTGTATGGGCGTTGTTGCCGCATGATCCGATGAGGAGATTACCCTAATGACCAACGTAACCGATCAGATCCGCGAGTGGTTTCGACGGATGGAGAGAGGCAGCAGCGCCCAGTGCGCCGCCGCCCTGGGCATCAAAAACGCCAACTGTTACCGGCGCATCCGGGAACTCTTGAAGCGCGGCTGGCTCACCCAGCCCTGCTATGGCGTGTTCCAGTACCAGGAAATCCCGGAACACCTCCGCGGCAAGGCCGTCGAATTGCAGGCGAAAATGTGGCGGGCTGTACGCATCGCTGGATTGGCCACCGTCTGGGACATTGCCCAGTTTTCCGGCGCGTCCTATGAATACGCACAGGCGTACATGCGGTTTTTGAAAGCGGAAAACCTCATCAAAGAGACCCGCGAAAGAGACCGCATGCGCCCGAAATACCGGTGCCTGGCACAGCTGAGGCAGGAGACGCCCGTCATGCGGGCGCACAAAACCCGCACCGCGGCGGAACTCCGCAGGCTGAAATTCATGGACACCGGCTGGGCGCTCATGCGCGCGCTGCGAGACGGCGACGATGCCGCCGCGCGGGAGGTTCTAAAGGGACTGTCCCAGGAATTTTCCGCAGGAAAACCCGGGACTGTCCCCGGTGTTAAGGAGGAGATCAAATGAAAAACACAAATATCAGCAAGCGCATCTGACACAAGGTGGGCAAGACAAAAAGGGGAGAGGATATCTATAAATCCACCCTTGGACATCTCGCGGTGGAGAGAGATCACACGTATCTGTGTCAGATGACAGAGCAGGAAACAGAGGAGGCGACATGGGATCGCGACGACTGAAAAAGAAAGATGATCTGCGGTATCGGGTGGGCTCGACCATAGAGACGCGGAATTGCAAATGGTGCAGGCATTATGTGGGCTGTTTTGCAGTGCGACATATCGGAGATGCCGGAGAGTCGGTTATCGAGCCGCGATGCAGAATCATGGGACTGGAAAACTCCCGCCGGTATCGTGTCAGGCCGGACTATACCTGCGACGCGCAGGAATCAACATATATCCCACAGGAGCTGTAAGATGAACTTTAAATGTCCCTACTGTAGAAAGGAATGCAATTTCATGGAGATCAAAGCCGATGCCGACCTGATGGCGATTATACGGCTGCAGCCCGTATTCGGGAAACACTCGAACCTCGTCTGGGCGTATGTCGAGCTGTTCGGGATATCGCCCCTGAAAGCAAAGACGAAAAAGCTGCTTCTCCTCCTCGAAGAGATGGCCCGCCTCTTCCAGGCCGAGGGATTCAATTACAAGAAAAAACCCTACCGGATCAGCCGGGCCGGGATCGTCGAGGCTCTGAACATTACAGTGCACCGGGACTTTCCCGACCGCCTCACGAACCATAATTATCTCAAAAAGATCATGATCTCCATCGCTGAAAAAGAGGACCATGCCGCCGGGAAGCAGGCGGAAAAAGACCTCCGGGAATCCGAGATCAGAGGCGAAAGGTCAGGGAGAAATAGAAAATTCTCCGAGGACGAGCGCCTCGCGAACCTCAGTCGCTTGAGCGACATCATAAAAACGCTATGAAAAAATTAATCACCACATTGATCGTCATCATCACCGTCGCGGCGCCGGCATTGCTTCATCCGCTGCCGGAGATACGCGTCCCCTGCACCATCGGCGAGGTCGTGGAGGACCCGCTCTATATCCAATACTGGGAGGCGAGGCTCTACCACGGCGCGTACACCGCGTGGGAGGCACACGGGACACTGTGGTTCCGGCGTGACGGAAAGGTGATCGAATACAAGGCAAGAAAAAAAGAAAAAAGGAGGACATTATGAAAGAAATTGATCTCGGCATATACGACGGTAAGCACGACGAGACGTTGACGCTGGTGGAGAGAGGAGCCTTGGAGATATTGGAAGGGCGCGGAAAGGGCGCGGAGGCGGCGATCTCCGCCCGTGAATTCGCGGAGGAGCTGGGCCTTGGACACGAGGACAGATTTGGGACCTATCTCCCTGACAGAGAGCAGAAGAAACGCGACATCCGCAGGCATCGCCGGCTGCGAGGCAGAGGTGACAAGATTCTATACGACATTTCACCGGCGCGCCATGACAGGTCTCGTAAAGGCGTCTCGTGGGAAGAAATCCGCGTTTGTTGACATCGCGACACAACTTGTCCTGGGCTTCGATTCGCCGGAGACGAAGGAGGCCGTCGAGCGCCTGCAACTCACCCCCGACAGCGATTCCGTGCCCGCCTGGGTGTCGATGGTCACACAATTTCTCGACCGGCTGTCCGGCAACCCGGAGAAATATGCCGCGGAGATCCGGCACATCCAGCAACAGTACGGCGACATATTCGTCCCGGCTGAAAAGGTCCGCATGCTTCGGGAGAAAACCGCTGAATTTCAGCAGCTGCTGAGGGAGATCGCGTAATGCCGATCACCGCGAAACAAAAATCCCTGCTTCACGTGGCGAAGGCGCGGCTCGGCCTCGACGACGAGACATACCGGCAGATACTGCACAGCAACGCGGGTGTCCGGTCGGCGGCGGACAACCGCCTGACGCTGTCCGGATTCCGCCGCGTCATGGACCATCTGACCGAAAAGGGATTTAAAAAAACGCCCGGCACAGCCGATCACACCGGCTACACACAGCGCCTGGCAAAATGGAAAAAGGCTGTGGGCTACCGGCCGGACATGGCCACGCCGGAGCAACTGGCCAAACTGGAGACCGACTGGGATTTTATGAAATGGTACTGGGCGCCCGACGGATTCGGGAATTATACGCTGAGCCTCCGTGGATTCATCCGGAAATGCGCCCGCGTGGGAGACCTGAGATTCATGACATTCGGCCAGGCCCACAAAACGATCGAGGCGATGAAAAGCATTAAAGGGAGAGGTCAGGGGCCAGAGGGGACTGTCCCGGAATTTTCCGCGGAAAAACCCGGGACTGTCCCCGGTGAAACCAGAGAGAAACGGCATTTTTTACCAAACACTCGGAGAAAAAAACATGAAAAAACGTGACCGACGCAGGCGCAGGAAAAGCAGAGTAAGGGGACTGTCCCAGGAATTTTCGCGGAGCGAAAACCCGGGACTGTCCCCGATAGCATCCCATCTGGGGCGCCGGGCTGTCGGACATGATCAGGGAGGACAGGGAATAACATGCTGAATCCGGGGTATACATCGCGATGTGAGGAAAAAGAATTTGATGTGGACGCGGGTCCGATCATCCACTGTCCATACTGCGGTGGGATACTAATGGAGGCGGTTGTTGATAGATTTAAAACTCGTTGCAAGCATTGCCGGAAATGGGTATACTTGGAGCGACACGAAAGGAGAGAGAGGGCACAGCGATGAAGAAAAAAGCGATTTGCTTCCGAGGGACACCCATCAGTTTTTCGGGTCCGGCCCTGGAAGAGCTCAGCCGGTACAATCCCATGTTCGACGCCCCACGTGATCCGATAGAAGGGCTCCTCGGCCCACGCCGGAGGTCTTGTGCGCCGACAAGAGAGTTTCCCGTGGGACTGTGGGATTGGAATAAAAACCTTGACAGGGAACAATATATACTGTAAGGGGGGTTAAATCATATACTATATGTATGTGGCGCCCCAGCGGCAGTAAACAATTAATACAGCACAGCGGCTTTCCAGCCCGGTTGCTCCGGATTAATTTCCGGAGGGCCGGGCTTTTTTATTTCATGGAGGTCAGCAATGCCCAAGTATTCCAAAACATCCTTGAAACGCCTGGCAACTTGCCATCCGGATCTACAGAGGGTTTTCAAGACGGTCATAAAGTATTTCGACCATTCAATTTTGTGCGGTCATCGCACGAAAGCAGACCAGGACAAAGCATATTCAGAAGGCAGATCGAGAGTAGTCTATCCGGACAGCACACACAACAAAACCCCCTCAGATGCCGTTGACGCGGCACCATACCCCATCGACTGGAAAAATATAAAGCGGTTTTATTACTTCGGCGGCTTCGTCATGGGCGTGGCCTTCGCCCTGGGGGTCAAGCTCCGCTGGGGCGGTGACTGGGACATGGATACAGAAGTGAAAGACAATACCTTCAACGATCTGCCGCATTTTGAGAGGAGACAATAACTATGGGACTGGATATTACAGGCCTCGGTTCTGTGGCCGATTTAGCGGGTACGGTGGTTGAACGCTTTTTCCCACCGAAGATGACTGGCGCGGAAAAAGCCCAGGCACAAGTGCAGATCCAGGCGATGATCCAGAAACGAGAAAACGCACTCGTAGAAGCTAAAAAGGCAATCGTCGTCTCCGAGATGCAGCAGGGAGACAATTATACCAAAAGGGCAAGGCCCACTCTGGTTTACGCGGGTCTCGTATTTATCGCGCTGGTATATGTGATTTTTCCCATAACCGCTTTTTTCACAGCAAGGCCCATGCCGGAGCTTGCGTTGCCCGGTGAATTCTGGGCGGCATGGGGCGGTGTCTGCAGCATCTGGGTCATCGGCCGATCGGCAGAGAAAAAAGGCGCCGCAAACAAACTTGTAAGCATGATCACCGGCAGGTAGGAGCGAAGCAACTGTGGACATAATCGACCTCGCAAACGAACATGCTGAATTATTTCGGGATAACGCACTGGCTGCCAGGGCAAGGGCGACGGAGGCAGAGAGATGGAGACCGCTGGAAAAACCGCTCTACCTGGACGGCGTTCGATGCTGCCTCGATTGCGAGGAGCCCATTCCGGAGGAGCGGCTCAGAATAAAACCCAATTCCGTCAGGTGCGTCGAGTGCCTGACGCTGCATGAGGCCCGCAAAAAAGCGGAACTGAGGAGGATTTGATGGAGACCATCGGCATGATGTCGGCTGTAAAGGTTCTGGGAAATTTCGGCATAGTAGGTCTCGTCATACTCATCTGGTGGGTTGACAGCCGCCGGTACGCGGAGCTCTTGGAAACATATCGGGGAGACGTGACGCGGATCCTGGAGCGGATGAAAAAAGACACCGACAAACACTGGATGATGTACGAGAAAAACGTCTCCCTCGTAAAAGACTACTCAGTGATCGCGGACAGCCAGCAGGAGGTAATCATTCTCAACACGCAGGCCATGACAAAATTAGTGGAACGACTGGACAGGCAGGAGAGAGACAATGAGCGATAATGTAAAAAATATTGGGCGCCTGGCAGAAAAAAAGCTGGAAGCCGAGGCTCTGGCGATTAAAATCAGTGGCCTCGTGGACAGCATACATGACAAAGCCGACCCCTTCGAGAATATCAAGGATCTGGCGACCGATATCATCGCGTCCCAGGGAATGGAATTAGCCGACGCGAGGATTAAATACCTGGGCGTGCTGGACGAAATCGCGGCGTTGAAAAAAGCCCTGGGGAAATAGCGATGGCTAAGGAAATCGACATGGAAATCCGCGAACACGCGGAAGAACTATACATCATCGACGGCCTGACCTTCGAGGCCGTGGCGACAGAGACCGGCATCGGCCGCAACACATTGAAAAAGTGGGCCAAAGCGGAGGGGTGGAAGGAACGAAGGCGTGAGTATCGCAGCAGTCGCCGGCGCATAGAGGAGAAGACTCAGCAACTCCGCATCAAGCTGGTTGATACCGCGATCAATGATCCCGAGAATCCGCTGGCGGCATATAAATTCGCCGCTGTGGAGCGCTTGATCCTTGAGAGACAGAAGAAAAAAGCTACGGCAACGGCAACGGCCGTGGAAAAGATAGCGAAAAAAGGCGGCCTGTCTGACGATGCCGCTGAACAAATACGAGACAAGATACTGGGGATTGCTAAATGACCGAAGGAGCAAGAGAAAACAGATCGAACCGGACACCGATGGTGCTGTTGCCCTATCAGCAGCGGTGGTGCGCCGATCTCTCGCCGGTGAAAGTGATGGAAAAGTCCAGGCGTGTTGGCCTGTCCTGGTGCGAGGCAGCCGATGACACGCTGTTAGCCTCCCAGACGAACGGAATGGATATCTGGTATGTCGGGTACAACAAGGACATGGCTCTGGAATTCATCGGGGATTGTGCCGACTGGGCACGATTTTATGAATTAGCGGCGGCTGAGATCGAAGAAATTGTAATCGACGATGAAGGCCGGCCCATCCAGTCATTCCGCATACGATTCGCGTCCGGCTGGAAAATAGTAGCACTCTCGTCCCGCCCCGCGAACCTGAGAGGGAAACAGGGGAAAATCGTCATCGACGAGGCGGCGTTTCATGACGATCTCGCCGGACTTATGAAGGCGGCCATCGCCATGCTCATGTGGGGCGGTCGCGTGGCGATCATATCCACGCACAACGGCGACGACAATCCCTTCAACGGTCTGATTAACGATATCCGGGCGGGGCGAAAACCCTATAAGCTCCACCGCGTCATCATAGACGAGGCCCTGGAAGAGGGGCTCTATCAGCGCATCTGCCTCAGGAAGGGCGACGAATGGAGCGAAGAAAACGAGAAGGTATGGCTGCAGGCCCTCGTTGAATACTATGGCGATGACGCGGACGAGGAGCTGTTCTGCATCCCCTCCCAGGGAAGCGGCGTCTATCTGACACGGGCGTTACTGGAAACATGCATGCATCGCGACATCCCTGTGATCCGCTATGAGCAGAAAACCAGTTTCGCGGAGCAGGCCGACCATCTCCGATATGGCGAGGTGAAAGACTGGTGCGAGGAGTTTCTGGCGCCACATCTGGAAGATATGGACCCGAAGCGCCGGTCTTATTTCGGCGAGGACTTCGGGCGGACAGGCGATCTCACCGTGATCACGCCGCTCATGGAGCAGCAGGACGTGACATATCGTGCGCCCTTCCAGCTGGAGCTGCGAAATATGCCATTCAAACAGCAGGAGCAGATACTCTATTATATCGTTGATCGGCTGCCGCGATTTTCCCACGGCGCGCTGGACGCCAGGGGAAACGGGCAGTATCTGGCAGAGGTGGCCATGCAGAAATACGGCGCCGGAAGGATCAGCCAGGTCATGTTGTCCGAGAGCTGGTACCGCGAGAATATGCCGCCCCTGAAAGCGGCTTTTGAGGACCGCACAATCGCCCTCCCTCTGGACGCGGATACGCTGGACGATTACCGGGCCTTTCGGATGGTGAAAGGCGTCGCCAAAATACCGGACAAGAAAAACATAGGGACAGACAAAAAGCAACGCCACGGCGACTCGGGAATAGCCGGAGCCCTGGCCTGGTTCGCCACACGGCAGGAAGGCGGCGGCCTCATCGAATACGAAGCAACCGGCAGCCGCCGGGATTATACGAAAATGGACAGCTATACACCCACCAATCTGCGCGGCCGATCAATCGCCGCGATGAAGAGGTTCTAAATGGCCGAGAAAATAGACAAGAAAAAGATTGAAGATGAAATCGCAACCACCGCGAAAGATATCGATATCTTTTCAGGTTGGCTCAGGCGTCTGGAAAACCCGGACCCCGTTCTCCGTACCGAAGCGGGCGGCAAGGGCCTTAAACTTTACGATGAGGTGGACCGAGACCCTCATGCGGGAAGTGTCCTCCAGACACGTTCACTCTCCATCGTAGGGAAAGAGTGGAAAATTATTCCCGCCCGGAGCGCAATGGCCAAAAACCTCCCGGTTTCGACACCTTTTGATAAGGAAGTCGCGGGCTTTGTTACCCAAACCCTGAAAGGCTGCAACTTCAAACAGGCCCGGAAGGAAGTACTCCAGGCTGTTCTTTATGGATTTTATGTAATTGAAATTCTGTGGAAATATAAAGACGGCGCCATAACAATCGAAAAAATTATCGGGAAGCACCCACGCCGGTTCATTTTCACTTTGGCACGGCAACTTCGGCTTCTCACACCACAGAACATGATTGAGGGGGAGGAGGTCCCCGATCGCAAGTTCGTTGTTTTTACTTTCGACGATTCCGACAACCCCTACGGAAAGGGACTGGGACGCAAGCTCTGGTGGCCGGTCTGGTTTAAAAAGCACGGCATCAAATTCTGGCTGATATTTGCGGAAAAATTCGGCATGCCTACAACCATAGGGAAATATCCGCCGGGAACAGAGCCTAAACAACAGCAGGCATTGCTGGATGCCATCGATGCCATCCAGAACGAGACAGGGGTGAAGATCCCCGACACGATGACTATCGACTTACTGGAAGCGCGAAGAACCGGCACGGTAAATACATACGAAAGCCTCTGTGTTTTTATGGACCGTCAGATATCCAAGGCTACCCTGGGGCAGACCGCAACCACCGAGGGGACCCCCGGAAAGTTGGGTAATGAGCAATCCCAGGATGATGTCAAACAGGACATTATAGAGGCAGACGCCGAGCTTCTCGACGAATGCCTGAACAATTCGCTGATCCCCTGGATCGTGGACTATAACTTCTCCGGTGTGACGGAATACCCGAAGATCAAGACCCATGCCGAAAAGAAACCTAACCTCAAGGAGCGCAGCGAGATTGACAAAACCGTCACAAAAGAGATCGGTGTGCCCGTGTCGAAAAAATATTTTTACGAGACCTACAATATCCCGGAGCCCGCGGAGGGCGAAGATGTTGTTGAGACTGCAACTGCAGGTACACCCTTCGGATTCGCCGAAAACCGGCGCTACACGCCCGAACAGGAGGCTCTGGAGGGTCTGGTCGCAAAAACAGGAAAAGAGGCGAAGAAAGCCATGTCCGGCGTCCTGGAGCCCGTTCGTGAGATTATTCTGAAGGCAGGTTCCCTGACGGAGATCAGAGACAAGATATACGGAGCCTATTCCGATATGGATCCGCGCGACCTGGAAGATCTTGTGGCGCGGGCGATCTATACGGCGGATCTTTTCGGACGCGACGCAGTGATGGAGAAAATGTAGGGGACTGTCCCAGGAATTTTCGGAACGAAAACCCGGGACTGTCCCCGGTGGAAAGAAGCCCATGAAGCTAATCAGCCCTGACATAGTACTCGAACCCCTCCCATTCGATGAGGCGATCGAATACTTCGGCGCGCGGATCCCGATGACGCCGGAGCAGTTCGCCGCCCTCTCCGAAGAGGCAAAGACCACAGCGTTCATGGTCGGAGGCGTTGCCCGCATGGACCTGTGCGAAGGGATACATGGCGCCGTTCTCAAAGCTCTCGAAGACGGGGAAACTCTGGCGGATTTTCAGGGCAGGATCGGAGAGATATTTCAGGCCCAGGGGTTTGCAGCGGGGGAAGAGGGATTAGGCGCCTGGCGGATGGAGACCATTTTCCGGACGAACATTCAGACCGCCTACAACGTCGGGAGATACAACCAGATGGAAGATATGAAAGATGAATTTCCATACTGGGAATACGATGCCGTGAACGATTCAAACACACGGCCCGAACATGCCGCCCTCGACGGGAAAGTCTTCCCGGCAGACGATCCCTTCTGGGATACATGGTATCCGCCGAACGGCTACAACTGCCGGTGCGGAGTGCTCCCGGTGCATAAGTATGTGGCTGAAGAGGAAGGACTGAAGATCGAAACGGATGATCCTACGGGGAAACTGATCGAGCCGATCGATGCCGCGGGGAATAAGCTCCCGGCCCGGCCACTGATGCCCGACCCGGGGTTTGCGACGAATCCGGCAAAACAGCCCTGGAAACCGGACCTCGGAAAATATCCGGACGAACTCCGGAAACAATATGGAAAGGAGGAAAAAAGCAGATGAATTTCAAAGGATTCGACGACTGGATACCGATATTCAAAACCGGCAGACATACCGACTCGGCGAGGAATATCCGGGAATGGACGGAGGGAGACCTCGACCGGATCGTCGATAAATATGACCCGGCGAACCATGAGGCGCCTATCGTCATCGGGCACCCGGAAGAGAGCGCTCCCGCGTATGGATGGGCTGAAAAGCTGAAACGGGAAGGCGGGATTCTCTATGCCAAAGCTAGGGATGTTGTTCCCGAATTTGCCGACATGGTGAAAAAGGGGCTCTACAAGAAGCGCTCCATCTCGCTCTATCCGGATCTCACTCTCAGGCATATCGGATTCCTGGGCGCTACGCCGCCCGCGGTGAAGGGGCTTTCGAATATGGCATTTTCAGGAGGTGACGCTGTAACCATCGAATTTTCAGATACGCCGTCCTGGATATGGAACAATATCGCAGATGTTTTCCGGAGCATCCGCGACTGGATCATCGAAAAAGAGGGCGTCGAGACGGCCGATCAAATCATCCGGGACTGGAACATTGAGGATATCAGGGCGCAGGCCAACAAACCTGAAGACGATGTCGCCCAGGTAGCATATAGAGAAAAAACAAACAACAAGGAGGTAACAACGATGGAATTCAAAGACAAACTGAAAGGGCTTCTCGGAACACTCGGTATCGACGTCTCGAAGATACCCGATGATGCCCTGCCCGGCAAAGCACCCGAAGGCAGCGGCGCGGTAATGTTCTCCGAGGCAGACATCGAAGCGGCAAAGAAGAAAGCCGCAGCAGATGAACGCAAGAAAACGGAGCTGGAGTTCGCGGAAAAGGAGCGTAAAACTCGCGAGGATGCCCGTAAAGAAGAGATCTCCACCTGGTGCGAGGCACAGGTCAAAGAGGGAAGATTAACGCCCGCCCTGGTCAAAT